GACCTTTCAATCCGCCAAATGATGCCGCCAATCAATAAAGTATGCGCTGAATTGTTGAGGCAGTCGCAGAAGCAAAGGGTGATCCAGATGTCGCGCATCATCGTGTACCGACGATAACGGGCATCTTTGCTCTCGCCCAGTCTAAAGCCGACAGATGGCTTATAGAGAAGACAACGACGCATGCAGTCAGCAAGAAGGGCATCGCGGGGAACCGTAGTATCAAAGGAGCGCGAATCAGCCGAGAACAGAGTCAAGCCCCGAGCCTCTGCTTCGGCAACTAGGCGGGTAAGCTCTATACCGAGCCTTTCAACGCCCTTTTCGTGGTGGCCCATGCCTACGGCTTGCATCAACCCAGCAGACTCTCCAGTGAGCTCGTCGACGTACGGTCCCAGTTGGTACTGCAGAATGTCGGCGCGATTCTGCTTCTTGCAGGTCAGTGAAGAGGTAACAACATCGACGATGCTGGCACACCAAATGATGCGCCAGCGCCCTTCCCTCATCTTCTGACCACTAACCGGTTCCCATTTGACGAAACACTGTTTGGGGTCTCCGAGACCGAAGTCGAACATCTGCTTGGGGTCAAGCAGGGCCATGACTTCCCTCCCAACAGAGGCCCTGAGCAGCAACCGACAACGCACCAAATAGCTGAGAATCTCTGCACCTTCCTCGCATTGCCAAACAGCCTTTGTCCCTGGGCGGTAAAAGGCACTGTAACCAGCGCTCTTCGAGCCGTCCAGAGACGCGGCAAAGGACACTATGCTGTGATGCGTGTTCTCAAATGGCCTGCCGGTGTTGATCGGGTATCGCGCACACAGATCGAGGAATTTATCGAAATCCTCGCCCTCATGCTTCTGAAATTGTTCAATTATGTGGGCGGGCCACGTCGGGGAACACTGATCGCGGGAAAGATTGAGCTGCGCTGAAGCCGAAGTCTTCATGGCCTTCACTCCACTAGCCGGGGCGTGAAAGTCCTTGAACTTCACCAACTCTTCGTCAGACATGCCACCCCTGGCATGAATAGAATTGAGGGTGTCGTTATACTCTGAAGGGAGCTCTGGACTCCTCGTCCCTGCCGAAAGTAGGTAGGCCGGAGTAAATAGCCGTGGCTGTAACCTCACCTTCTTTGTTCGTCATGGTCTCGGCGGTGCTGGGATCTACAGGAACGGGGCGACCCGCTTCCATGCACTCTCGGTAGATCTCGAAAGCAGGGGAAGCAAGCAAGTCACTGTGAGAAATGTGGGTTGCACGTTCCAACTGCTCGTA